AGGAGTATCTGCGCAACCGCAAATTCATGCGGTCAAAATTTGGAATCGACATACAGGAGATTTAAACATGCCGGAAGAAAAAAACGAGAGCAGCCCGCATGCCTCGCGCGGGCTGCCGAAGCAGGGCAATGCCTGTCCGTATGCAAAGCTCGCGCCGTATATTTGCGCGCGGTGCGGCTGGAACCCAGATGAGCACGCGCGGCGGCAGGCGCTGCCGCTGACCGAGAACGCCGACGGGCTGCGACACAAAGATATCAGCCAGCCCGAGGACTAAGATCAGCAATCAGCCGGGGAACCATATTTTTTCGGACTTATGCCGCGGCCGCTCCGCCATGAGACGGCTGCGGGAGGATCACCCCGGCTTTGCACCCGGCCCGCGAAACCTCAAGCCCGCGGGCCGGGGATAAAAAGCGCGTGTGGAACGTGCGCGCGAATGGGAACCGTCAACGTTACCCCACGCCGGGTGTCGGGATCGCCCGGCGGCATCGTGTTACCTCCTTATGGAAAGCTGCCTGAGCAGACAAGGGCAGCTCGTCTGCGGCGACAGGGGGACGCGCAGGCGCAGGCGGTGTGAGTCCGCCCTGCATAGGGGCCGGGAGACCGGCCCCTGACGAAAGGAGAATGGAAATGTCGCACGTAGTCGACCTGACGGGCATGGACTTTGGATATTTGTATGTCATCGGGCGGGATACCAGCAAAAAAGGAGACACGGCACACTGGATCTGCCGGTGTAAATGCGGGACCATCTGCACCAAGGACGGTGCAAAGACGCTGGTGCCTAATCCGACAATTCAGATTATTGGCCGACCGGAGACTGAGGTTGTTACGACCGGCAAACTGCAGATCAGCAAAAAGGATTTCACAAATCTGACCAACCGCGCCGCCGCCCTGCTGGAGCTGTTCCTGCACGGGTTCATGCAAGAGCGCAAGGAACTGGAGGCGGCACAGGAATGACAGACACAAAAAACATCTATTGGTCTGCAATTGAGACATTTGGCTATGATTTGCAGATTGCGGTTGCAATAGAAGAAATGGCAGAGCTGACAAAGGAGCTGTGCAAGGCGCAGCGGGTGACGTTTGCGGGCCGCGGTGGGCTTGGGGACGGACTGATTGACAACTATGACGAGATCGCCGAGGAGATCGCGGACGTGCAGATCGTGCTGGATGAAATGATGTGGGCGTTCGGTGTAGCGGCAGAGGTACAGTACGCCAGAAGACAAAAGCTTGCTCGTCTGGAAATGCGGATCGAGAAGGCAAGAGAGGAACGCGGGGACAATCGTGAGCATACCGCACATTGGGAAGACCCGGGCCAGAAGGGGGATCTGTGGTATGCAAAGCTGAATGGGCCGGGGCCAGACCCTAAAGGAGCGCGAGGCGCGTGGGGGCACTGCCCAAAATGCGGGGCATCAGATTGCGAATGGGACGCTGAGACAGACGTATGCACATGCAAGGCATGCGGATACACGAACTGACCGTTGAAACTGTGGCCGGAATCTCCGGCCACGCTTTGAGCGGGCAGATAGCCCGAAGCCTATGGGCACAGAAAGGAGAACAAAAATGCAAAAGTACATCGGAACAAAAATGGTAGAGGCGGAGAAAACAGAAAATGGATACCGAGTGCGGTATGAGGACGGGTATGAGAGCTTTAGCCCAGCAGATGTGTTTGAAAAGGCGTACATGCCGCTTTTGGCGAACGGATGCTTGAAAACAGAGAAACCGAGCATCAGCCAGAGGATGGTTGATGATTTCATCGCATTCCATGAGGTGAAAAAGCTCGGAGGAAAAACGACCATCGTAAGGGCTGTTCTTAGAAATGGCTTTGAAATCGTTGAAAGTTCGAGCTGCGTGAGCGCCGAGAACTACGACGAGATGATGGGCGAAGCTATCTGCATGGGCAAAGTGAAAGACAAAGTGTGGATGTTGCTCGGGTTCTTGTTGCAGACGGCAGTAAATGGTACCCGTGGCGCCGCGAATGGTACCCGCGGCGCCACGACATGCCCGGATGATCGTTGAACGCATGGCCGGAATTTCCGGCCACGCTTTGAGCGGGCAGAGATGGGAGGAGCTGAGACTATGGCAAGAAGACACAAGCGCCGGAAGTTTTCCGGGAGGGTCTGCGAGCAGATCGTGTACACGGTGGCGGGCGGCGCGGATGTGAAGACCAGCCGGCCGAAGAAGCCGCGGTTCCAGTCGCAGGAAGAACGCGAAGAATTCAACACCAGAGTCTCGGCCGCGAAGTTCGCGGCGCTCGTCAACGCCAACTTCGGGCCAACCAGCTACTACTCCACATTGACGCTCGATCCAGAGCATGAGGTACATACCGCGCAGGAGATGCGCAGGATCCGGGACAACCTGTACCGGCGCTTGGTGTATCACTACCCCAAGGCAAAGATCGTCATCGTCTACGGCCGGGGCAAATCGACCAACCGCTTCCACCTGCACCTGATCACGGACGGGATTCCTGCCGACGAGATCGGCAGGCTCTGGGGCCTTGGCAGCGTCATCGACTGCAAGCCGCTGCGGCGGCATAACTACTACATAGATGAGAACGGGAACAAGGTCGACCACGGGCAGGACTACACGGCCCTTGCCAACTATCTGCACGGCCACTGGCGCAAGGAGTTCGGCGGCCACCGGTACAAGGCCAGCCGCAGCTGCGTCCGGCCGGAGCCGGAGCCCGCGACCGAGGCGGTCCGGGACTACAGCCCGACGCGCCCGCCGGTCGCCCCGCGCGGCTACATCCTCGTCGAGTCCAGAGCCACGCAGTATGGATTCCTATATTTCAAATATGTATGGGATCCCAAAAACGAAACACATAAGCGGAATGGGAGCCGCTTTCTTTAAACCTCGTAAATGTGTCGAGTTTCAGAACGAAAGGGTGATAGAGACGAGCGACTACTGGCACCGGGAGTATATCTGCCCATTCTGGCAGGCAGCCGGGAAAAAGACGATTCGCTGCGAGGGAGAATGCGTGCTCGCATTTCCTGAGCGGCGGGAGACATCAGACTACATCACGCGATACTGCGCCAGCTTTGACTACGTGCGGTGCAGCATTGCGGCGGCAAAGCTCCGCTATTACGAAAGAACAGAATGAACGCCGAAGCGCATGCGGAACGCCGTATGCGCTCATTCTGCGTGCGTGGGGTGAAAAGATTTTCCGGATAGGCTATGCTGAGAAGCAGAAGGGAGGCGTGAGCCGTGGCAAGGAAACCGAGATATGAGTCCGTGGAGCAGCTGGAGGAGAAGATCGAGGCGTATTTCGAGAGCTGCAAGGGGGAGCTCCTGCGGGATAAGGACGGAAGGATCGTCTTCAACCAGAAGGACGGGACGCCGATCTGGGTGGGGCGGAAGCCGCCGACGATCCCGGGGCTTGCGCTGGCGCTGGGGTTTTCCAGCAAGCAGAGCCTGTATGATTACAAGGCCAAGAAAGAATTTCTGGACTCGATTTCGCGCGCGCAGACGCGCGTGGAACAATATACGGCGGAGAAATTGTTCGACCGGGAGTCCCAGAGAGGCGCGCAGTTTGTGCTGGAGTATGGGTTCCGGTACAAACGTGACGCGGAAGGAGAAAAGCAGGACGAAAGCCAGCGCATCACCATGGAGCCAGAAGCGGAGGCCTACGCGGAATGAAAAAGATCCGCTTCGGAGAACCGAACGAAAAGCAAAAGCTGTTTCTGCTGGACCATCACCGGCATGTGGCCTATGGCGGCGCGCGCGGCGGCGGCAAGAGCTGGGCCGTACGGACGAAGGCGAAGCTGCTGGCCATGCATTTCAAGGGAATCAAGGTCCTGATCGTAAGACGCACGATGCCTGAACTCAGGAACAACCATATCGAGCCTTTGAAAAAAGAGCTGGCGGGGATCGCGAAGTACAACACCACCGACAAGATCTTCCGATTTCCAAACGGATCGACGATCAAATTCGGCTACTGCGACAACGAGGGAGACCTGCAGCAATACCAGGGCGCGGAGTATGACGTGCTGTTTATCGATGAGGCCGGACTGCTGCAGAAGGAGTGGATCGACAAGATCAACGCCTGTGTGCGAGGAACGAACGGATTTCCGAAGCGGACGTATTACACGCTGAACCCGGGAGGGCCAGCACATGCGTATTTCAAGCGTCTGTTTGTCGATCGCCGCTTTGAGGGCAAAGAGAAACCGGAAAACTACAATTTCATCCAGGCGCTCTTGCAGGACAACAAGATCCTGATGCAGACCCAACCGGAGTATATCGACCAGCTCGAGACGCTTCCGCCGAAGATCCGGGAGGCGTGGCTGTATGGCAGATGGGACGTCTATGAGGGACAGTTCTTTGAGGACTTCCGGGATGACCCGGAGCATTACAAGGACCGGCGCTGGACGCATGTCATCGAGCCGTTTGAGATTCCGGACGGATGGACGATCTGCCGGAGCTACGACTTTGGCTACGGGAAGCCGTTTTCTTGCGCGTGGTGGGCAGTCGACTATGACGGAACAATTTACAGGATCCTTGAGCTGTACGGCTGCACGAAGACGCCGAACGAGGGTGTCAAGTGGAATCCGGATCAGCAGTTCGCGGAGATCAGAAGGATCGAACGGACGCACCCGTGGCTCAAAGGAAAGAACATCAACGGTGTGGCGGACCCGGCTTGCTGGGCGGCAGACCGCGGCGAAAGCATCATGCAGACTGCCGCAAAATACGGTGTGTATTTTACGAAGGGCGACAACGAGCGGATCGCGGGGTGGATGCAGTGCCACTATCGGCTGCAGTTCGACAAGGACGGATACCCGCACATGTATGTCTTCGCCGGGTGCAAGGCGTTTATCCGGACGATCCCGATGCTGATGTACGATGAGCACAAGGTGGAGGATCTGGACACGAAGATGGAAGATCACTGTGCGGACGAATGGCGGTATATGTGCATGTCGCGGCCGATCAAGCCGACCGTGCCAAAAGAGGCATCACCGATCCTCTTTGATCCGCTGGACATGATGAAACGGAGGTAAAGCCATGCTGGCACCACAACTGACGGAGACGGAGAAGCAGACCATGATGACGGAGGTCTTTCTCGGATACAACCACAACCTCGAACTCGCGGACGGGGAGTTTTACGACATGGAGAATCTGTCGGCGGACGAGTATCCGCTGCTCGCGCCGCGGCCAAGGAGAGGGACGGCGCAGGCGATCGAGGGCGTGCAGGGCATTCTGGCGAAGGATGCGCTGTGCTGGGTGCAGGACCAGGTGCTTTATATCAACGGCGCTTCCATGGAGGCGTATATGCCGTCCGTGTCGATCTCGGAGGGGGAAAAGCAGCTCATTTCCATGGGCGCGTATCTGTGCATCTTCCCGGACGGGATCTACTTCAACACCGAGAAGTACTCGGACAACGGGTACATGGGGCAGGAGAACACCGTCAACGCGGCAAGCACGAACATTGACATTTCCCTGTGTCTTGTCGACGGGACGGCGCTGACGGTGAGCTATAAGCAAGCCAGCCAGCCGGAGAGTCCGTCGAACGGGCAGTATTGGCTCGACACGTCCGGCAAGCTCCACACGCTCAAGCAGTGGGCGGAGGCGACGAGCCAGTGGGTATCCGTGCCGACGGTGTATCTGAAGCTTTCCGCGAACGGCATCGGGAAGGGCTTTCAGCAGTACGACGGCATCCGGCTTTCGGGGCTGACAGGGAACGAGCAGGTCGAAAAGCTCAACGGCAGCCAGATCCTGTACGATGTGGGCGAGAGCTACCTCGTGATCGTGGGCCTCGTCGACGAGACGACGAAGGTGACGAGCGGGACCGTGAAGACGGCGCGGAAGGTCCCAAGCATGGACTTCATCACCGAGAGCGGGAACCGGCTGTGGGGCTGCAAGTACGGCGTGGCGGACGGCGAGACCGTGAACGAAATTTACTGCTGCAAGCTGGGGGACTTCAAAAACTGGGAGTGCTATCAGGGCGTGTCGACGGATTCGTGGCGCGCGAGCTGCGGCACGGACGGAAAGTGGACCGGCGCGGCGACGCTGGCGGACAGCCCGATTTTCTTCAAGGAGGACTGCTTCCACCGGGTGTATCCGTCGGCGACGGGGGCACATCAGGTGGTCGTGCAGAAGTGCGCGGGCGTGCAGAATGGGTCGAGCAAGAGCCTGGTCGTGGTGGATGACCGGCTGTATTACAAATCGCGCATGGGCGTTTGCGTGTACGACGGGAGTCTGCCGCAGGAGATCGGCAGCTGCTTCGGGACGAAGCTCTACTACAATGCCGTGGCGGGCGGTGCCAGAGGAAAGTATTTCATCAGCATGGAGGATGAAGGCCATAACTGGTCGCTGTTCGTCTACGACACCCGCAAGGGGTTATGGCACAGGGAGGACGATACCCACGCGGCGGACTTCGCGCGGGTGGACGATGAGCTGTATTTTCTCGAGAATGGAACGCTTAGGACTGTCTATGGCTCGGTCGGGACGCTGGAAGACAGTGTGCAGTGGATGGTGGAGACGGGGATCATGACGTATGGGCTGGTCGGGAAGAAGTATGTGTCCCGGATCAACCTGCGGATGCAGCTGCCGAAGGGGTCCTCGGTCGACTTCTGGGTGCAGTACGATTCCGACGGGGTCTGGCGGCACTGCGGGCATATCGAGGGGCGAGGCCTCAGGACCTTCCTGCTGCCCATCCGCCCGGCCCGGTGCGACCACCTGAAGTTCCGGCTGACGGGAAAGGGCGAGATGAAGCTGTTCAGCCTGGCGCGGGTTTTGGAGGCCGGGAGTGATGCGTAGAAAATTCTGTAGGGGCGGGCGACTCTGCCCGCCCGATGGATCGCGCACAGATGAAAAAAGGGCGGACAGGGTCGTCCGCCCCTACAACGCACGACGGGAGGTGGTTTGCACATGGGATCTTTGACACTGGCATACCCGTCGATCGCGGGGAAGACGACGCAGGAGCAGCTGGAGAGCATGCGGCGGTATCTGTGCAGCGTGACCGAGCAGCTGAACCTCGCCGACTGGTCGGCGAAGGCGACGCTGACGGAGATCTCGCAGGCCATCGATGCGGACAGCCTCTCCGAGGCGGAGAAAAAAACGACGCTCTCCGGCTACGGGGCGCTCAAGGCGCTCATCATCAAGACGGCGGATTTTGCCGCGGCGAACTCGGAGACGTGGTCGACGAAGCTGTCCGGCAGCTATGTGGCCATCTCGGACTTCGGCAAGTATCTCGAGAAGACGCAGCTGACGATCGAGGGAAACTCCGTCGGCATCAAACAGCTGTATGACTACACGGCGGGCGTCAACAACCAGTTTTCCGTCAATTCGCAGCAGTATATCAAGACGGGGCTGCTGTACTACAAGGACGCTGTGCCGGTCTACGGCGTGGGCGTGGGGAACATCGAGACGACGGTGACGGACGGCGGCGAACGGGTCATCGACCGGACGAAGAACGAGCTGGTCACGGTGACGCCGGACCGGGTGAGCTTCTGGCAGGATGGGCAGGAGGTCGCTTACCTCAGCGACAAGAAGCTGCATTTCCCGTCCGGGACGCTGGAGGCGGCGGGGGCGGTGCTGTCGGGGAAGATCACGGCGGCAGCCGACTCGACGTTCGGGCCGTGGACGATCTCGGAAAGCAGCATTTTCCGCACGGACAATGAGTTTGGCGGCAGCGCCAGCATGTACTTCGGCACGAGCGGGCTTTCCATCAAGGACAAATTCAAGGTCGACGCGAACGGCAAGCTGACGTGCACGGGGGCTGAGATCGGCGGAACGATCAACGCGACGGACCTGAAGCTCGACGGCACGAGCATCCAGACGAAGCTCAAGCAGATCATGGATGAGATCAACATCATCAGCAACGGTCTTGAGATCGCGGGCACAAACTTCTCGAACGGCACGATCGGCGGCGCGGAGGGCAGCCTGCAGTTTACGTCCTCCAGCTCGGCGGCCTATGCGGTCGACCTGTCGGGTCCGGCGGTGCGTGTGCGGTCGACGAGCGGTGATGTGTATCTGCAGAACGCGGCGGGGACGGCCAGCATGCAGATAAAATCGGACGGGAGCATCCGGTTTACCGCATCCGGCGGCGTAAGCGGCATTACGCCGGTGTTCGGATAGGCAGGTGGTCTGAATGGCAACGCTATCCGGCGCGTCGGGAACGCCGACGAGTATCACACTGACGATCTCCGGGATGTCGTCCACGACGACGTACAAACGGAAATATGAATTCATCCTCGCGGGCGAGGTCAAGGCGACGGTGACGGACTCGGCTGCGGGCACGACGACGTTCAGCCGGATCATTACCGGGCTGACGCCGGACACGCTGTATATCTGCCGCGTGCGGATCTACAACAGCAGCACGGGGACGCTCGTCGCAGAGACAAACTCCATCAGCGTGCGGACGCTGGCGCAGTCTGCGGGCACGACGACGGTCAGTATCCTAAACTACCTGGACAATCTGACGCAGCTGACGAGCGGGTCTTTCAAAGGCGGCATCGGGGATACGTTTTATATCTCGGCGTCCGGCACGCAGTACCGGACGTACTCGCAGCAGTATAATTTCCTGTATTTCCGGCTGTCGTCGCAGAATTACAGCACGGAGCACGACGCGAGCTACCCGATCCCCATCCAGGAAGGGCAGACCGTCAAGGTCTACTACCAGAGCAAGACCACAACGGTCCCAATCTACAACTACCTGGACGGGCAGCACACGCTGTCAGACGGGTCCGTCTCCGGCACGATCGGAAATACGTTCTTCCTGTCTATGTCCGGCACGCAGTACCAGACGTATTCGCAGGAGTATGAATTCCAGTATTTCAGGCTCGCGTCGGAAGGGTATGCGACAAATCACGCGGCGACGGAGACGATCCCCATCACGAGCGGGCAGGCCGTGCGCGTGTATTACAAAACAAAGATCACGGCAGTCGCGCCGGTTATCAGCGGGGTCACGCTGACGAAGGACACGGCGACGGTCACATGGAACAAGAACGGCGGCGAGTATGGCAGCTGGACACTTTACTGGGGAAAGACGAGCTATACGGCCATCGGCTCGCAGTCGATCGGAAGCTCGCCGGTGACGGTCTCGGGGCTGGACCCGGGCACGACGTATTATTTCTGGATCGTCAACAAGGCCGGGACGGACTCGAAGACGTCCAACACCGTATCCGGAGACACGAAGGCGCAGATCGCGGCGTTCGCGTGGACGAGCGACGATGCGGCGTATATCGCGGCAGGGAAGGCTGTGACATACCTGACGGCGGCGAGCTGGAACCGGCTGACGGCGAAGATCAACGAGGTCCGTACGGCCAGAGGCTACGGGAGCATTTCCTTCACCACGGCCTACGCCGGGCAGACGATCACGGCGGCCATCTACAACGAGGCGGCAAACGCCATCGGGAATCTGGCAGGCGCGGGAAGCGTCAGCACGGTATCGGCAGGGACAAAGCTGGAAGCGACGTACTTTGCAAACAGCTATTCTGCGCTCAAGGAAGCGCTCAACCGGGCAATCAGCAGTTATAACGGATAGGAGGAGCTATGAATATCACAAAAGCAGTGGTACAGCTGCGGGGGCGGCTGATCGAGGCCATCAACGAGGCGGGGCTGCCGCCGGTCGTCGTCGGCTTTGTGCTGGACGGGATCCAGAACGAAGTGGCAAGACTCACGGCGGAAGACCTGCGGAAGGAGGAAGCGGACAATGCAGACAGAGCAGATGCAGACGACCATGCAGAATGACACGGCGAGCGGGCTGACGGCGCGAAAGGCCATCGGCGAAGAGCAGGCCAGAAAGGCCATGGACACGCTGCAGAAATACCGGCAGGGCAAGAGCGCGCTGGAGGCGCGGGTCATTGCTTCGGAGGACTGGTGGCGCATGCGCAGCTGGCAGCGGATCCAGAAGGGAAATCCGGAGGACGACAAGTGGACGTCGGCGTGGCTCTTTAACGTCATCATGGGCAAGCACGCGGACGCGATCGCGGCCTATCCGGCCCCGGCCATTCGCCCGCGGGAGCCGGACGACCGGGAGGAGGCGGCGAAGCTTTCCTCGGTGCTGCCGGTCATTCTGGAACAGAACGACTTCGAAGAGGTCTATTCGGACAGCCAGTGGACGAAGCTCAAGCAGGGCACGCTCATCTGGCATGTGAAGTGGGATTCTTCGAAGCTGAACGGCCTCGGGGATATCTCGGTGCAGCCGGTGGATATTCTGTCGTTATTCTGGGAGCCGGGCGTGCGGGATCTGCAGAAGTCGAAGAACATCTTCCTGACGGAGATGGTGGACAACGATCTTCTGATCGAGAAGTACCCGGAGCTGCGGGGCAAGCTCAACTCCAATCCGCAGATCCAGCAGAAGTACAACACGGACGACGTCATCAATTTTGACAACAAGTCGATGGTGGTGGACTGGTATTACAAGAAATATCAGAACGGACGGCAGGTGCTGCACTTTGCGAAGCTGGTGGGCGACACCATCCTGCAGGCGACGGAGAACGACACAGAGCAGCGGTATGACACGATGACCATGCCGGACGGCAGCATCGTGCAGCAGCCGGTCGGAAAGCCCATGGCCGAGACGGGACTGTATGACGACGGGGAATACCCGTTTGTAGTCGACGCGCTGTTCCCTGTGGAGGGCAGCATTGCCGGGTATGGGTATATCGACATCGGCAAGTCGACGCAGGAGCAGATCGACCGGATGAACCAGGCGATCGTGAAGAACGCGATCATGACGACGACGCCGCGGTGGTTCAAACGGTCGGACGGGTCGGTCAATGAGCAGGAGTTCGCGGACTGGACGAAGCCGTTCGTGCATGTGGATGGGAATCTGGGGCAGGACAGTCTGCAGCCGATCCAGGTCAACATGCTCAACAGCAATTATATCGCCATCCTGCAGAACAAGATCGAGGAACTCAAGTGGACGACAGGCAACACGGACGTCAACAACGGCGCGACGAGCTCCGGCGTGACGGCGGCCTCGGCCATTGCGGCACTGCAGGAAGCGTCCGGCCGGAGCAGCAAGGACTCCACAAAGTCGGCTTACCGGGCCTACGCGCGGATGATCCGGATGGTCATTGAGCGCATCCGGCAGTTCTATGATCTGCCGCGGCAGTTCCGGATCATCGGGCAGCGCGGGGCGGAGCAGTTCGTACAGTACAGCAATCAGGGGCTGCAGCCGCAGACGCTCTACGGCGCGAACGGGCAGCCGGACGGACTGCGGAAACCGGTCTTCGACATTGAGGTCTCGGCGCAGAAGGCAAGCGAGTACGCGTCCATGGCGCAGAACGAGCTGGCGCTGCAGTTCTTCCAGCTGGGGTTCTTCAACCCACAGATGGTGGACCAGGCTCTGGCAACGCTCGACATGATGGACTTCGACGGGAAGGACTCGATCATCCAGAAGATCCAGGAGAACGCGGATCTGCAGCAGCGGCTGGTCGAGTGGCAGCAGCTGGCGCTCGCGCTGGCGGACCGGTACGATCCGGTCATGGGCGAGGGGCTGGCGCAGCAGATCCTGCAGGAGGGCGGACAGGCCGTCCCGCAGGCGAGCGCCGCGACAGCGGAGAAGCCGGAGATCAGCACCGGCGAGACGCAGGAGCCAAAGATCGTAGAGAATGCGCGCAAAAAGTCGGAAGAAAGTGCACAGCCGACTTGATCCGCGTGGGGTGAAACTCTGAAAAGTTTGTGCTACGATGATTTTAGAATAAACGCCAGAAAGGAATTTACAGCATGGAAGGCGAATTCACGGGCGCAGGCGCTCAGACCACGGGCGCAGCTGACGTCGCCGGTCAGCAGAGCGGGCAGGAGGCAGCCGCACAGGCGCAGGTGCAGCAGCAGCCGGTCAACGTCCCCGACGCTCAGGGACAGGGTACACAGGAAGAAACGTTCGACAGTCTGATCCGGGGCCGGTACAAGCAGGACTTTGATTCTGCAGTGCAGAAGGTCGTGAAGCAGCGCGTGCGCGGGCTGAACCAGTACAAGGGGCAGGCCGAGGCGATGGCGCCGATCATCGACCAGCTGGGCGCGCTCTACGGGATCGACACGTCGGACCCGCGAAAGACGGACTTCGCGGCACTGGCACAGCGCTTTTCCGCTGACGAGCGGCTCTACAGCGCGGAGGCCATGGAAAAGGGCATGTCGGCGGACGCCCTCAAAAAGGAGTACGCCGGCAGGGCCGAGAATACGGCCATGCGGCGGCAGCTGCAGGAGTACCAGATGCGCGAGGCCTTCGCCGGGATCCAGGCAGACTTTGCCCGGGATGTGACGGCACGGTACGGCGCGGATTTTGAGACCGAGATGCAGAACCCGGATTTTGCACGGCTCATGGGCGCGGGCGTGCCGCCGAAGACGGCCTATGAGGTCATCCACCAGCAGGAGATCGCACAGGCACAGGCGCAGCTGGTGGCGAGCCAGGCGCGGGAGAACGTCATGCGGACTATCCAGGCACAGGGCGCGCGGCCGCAGGAGATCGGCTCCGGCGCTGCAGGCGGAGAGAACGTCCCGATGAAAACACACTGGTCACGCGCGGAGGTGGAGGACATGCGCCGCCGCGCGGCAAGAGGGGAACGAGTGATCCCCTGAGAAAGGAGATAAGAAGCTATGTTTAAATCCAAAGTCGGATTTCAGTTTTTTGCTGACGCCGGTACGCTCGTCAATGCGACCGGCAACTACGTAAACGCAGGAACCGGCGCGACTACGGCGTTTGACAGCACAAACACGCTGACGCCGACCATGAAGACGTTCTACGACACGCAGCTGCTGGAGAATGTACGCCCGGATCTTTACCACGCACAGTTCGCAGAAAAGCAGGCGCTGCCGCGCAACCACGGCAAGACCGTCGAATGGCGCAAGTGGAACACGCTGAAGGACGCGGAGACGTTGACCGAAGGTGTTATCCCGACGGGCCAGAAGATGGGTCAGTCCAGCATGAACGCCAGCATCGAGCAGATCGGCACGTACGTAACGATCTCTGATCAGCTGGAACTGCATGCGCTTGACAATATGATTCTCGGCGCAACAGAAGAACTCGGCGCTTCGGCGGCTCTGTCCATCGACAAGCGCGTGCGAAATGTCGTTGTGGCGGGCCACAATGTGCAGTACTGTGATAAGGTGTCGAGCTCTGGCACACACACGGCGGTCACTGGCCGCTCCGGCCTTGACAAGACGGCACTTCTGACGCCGCTCGAGATCAACAAGGCGGTGACGACGCTCAAGAAGCTGGGCGCAAAGCCAATCAACGGAAAGTATGTCGCTATCATTCACCCATCCGTTTCTTTCGATCTGCGCAACTCCGATGGCTGGGTCGAGTCGCACAAGTATGCAGCGGTGACGGAGATATTCAATGGCGAGATCGGCGAGCTGCACGGTGTGCGCTTTGTGGAATCGAACAACGCGAAGGTGTTCAATGACTCCACTTGCCCGGTGAAAACAGCCGCATCTGACGGCAATCCTGCGGTCTACTACAGCGTTTATCCGACGCTTTTCTTCGGCAAGGGAGCGTTCCGGATGATCGACCCGGAGGGCGGCAATCTTGAGATGATCGTCAAGAACAAGGGAGAGATCGGCGGCCCGCTGGATCAGTTCTCGACCGTCGGCTACAAGGCCGAGATGGCGACGAAGATCGTCTATGAAGACCGTATGGTTCGCGTGGAAAGCTGCAGCTCGTACTCCGAGACAGACGAGGCCAACTAAGGAAGGAGAAAACAGCTATGGCAGAAGCAGCAAAGAAAAGCGCGTGGGATGAGAAACGAACTGTATTTATCGAACGCGGGATGGCAAGCGAGGAACAAAGCCAGTTCGTGTGCGTGAACGGAAGAACGTTTCAGGTACCGAAAGGAAAGGACGTAGAGGTTCCGCTTCCGGTATATGAGGTGATCGCAAACGCGCGGCTGGCGGCTGAAGAGGCGCGCCGGCAGGCGAAGGAAGAAGACAAGTAAATGCCCATGACGGCAGGAAGCAGAGGAAGGGGCAGAAATGCCCCTTCTTTTGGTAAGGAGGAAAAATGAAAATTCGGGAAGCGATCGAGACGGTCGACCGGTTACTGCAGAACCAGTACGAGACGCCGGATAAGGTCCGGTGGCTGTCGGAGCTGGACGGGATCGTGTATCGGGATATCATCTGTACGCACGAGCACGAGAAGGAACCGGAGCCGTTTACGGGCTATGGGGAGGACGTGGACTTAGAGACCCGGCTTCTGATCCCGTGGCCGTATGATGAAATTTACCGCTGGTATCTGGGGATGAAGATCTGCGACGCCAACGGGGAGACGACAAAATATGCGAACGAGGCGGCGAAGTACAACAGCTACTATCAGGGCTACTTCAACGCCTACAACCAGGCGTACATGCCGAAGCAGTACGCGACACACTTCAAGCTTTAAGGCGGTGAGACTATGAGCGTATATCGAGTAGAGTCGGGCGGCAGGGCACCGGCGGGGCTTTCGGCCGGCGACGAGGTCGTGACCGGCGGCGGCACGTACCGCATCACGGGCGTGAACGCGGACGGCAGCTACCAGTCGCAGCTGGTGAACAAGAACCAGACGACGAGGAACTACGGCGGCAGCTATCAGACCAGGAACAGCCCTTACACCATGTCCGGCGTGTCGGACTACACGAGAAGCAAGCTGAACGGGCTGGAGAGCGGGTACACGCCGTCGGGCAGCGTACAGGCGGCGCAGGCGTATCTGGAGCAGGTCAAGGCCAGAAAGCCGGGCGCGTATCAATCGCGCTGGGACGATGAGCTGACGAGCCTGTATGACCAGATCCGGAACCGGAAGAAATTCAGCTATGACATGGGGACGGATCCTCTGTACCAGCAGTACCGGGAGCAATACCAGCGGCTCGGGCGGCTTGCCATGCAGGACACGATGGGGCAGGCGGCGGCACTCACGGGCGGCTATGGCTCGACCTACGGCGAGCAGGTGGGCCAGCAGGCGTACAATGCGTATCTGCAGAACCTCAACGACATCGTGCCGCAGCTGCAGCAGCAGGCATATCAGCGGTATCAGGATGAGGGGACGGATCTTTATAACCAGTACAGCCTCGTGAAGGGCCGGGAAGATACGGACTACGGCCGTTACCGGGATACGGTCAGCGATTATTATTCGGATCTCTCGGACGCGCGGAGCGCGTACAACTCGGAGAGGTCGCTGGACCAGAGCCAGTGGGCGACGATGCTCGACTACTGGGCGCAGAAGGCCAACAACGAGAACGCCGCCTACCTGCAGGCGCTGGCAGCGGAGCAGGCCGCGGCGAAGAAATCCGGCGGTGGGTCCGGCGGCGGGAGCGGCAGATCCGGCAGCACCGGGAAGGGGTACATCGACAACACGTACAACAAAGGCGGCTCGGGCGGCGCGCAGGCGCAGACCTACAACCAGCTCAAACGCGGCATGACCGAGTGGATCCAGGCCGGTCAGAAGCAGAAGGCATATGAGCTGTTCGCCGGCATGGCCGGGCAGCTGAGTCTTTCCAGCGCGGCGGGCAAGAAGCAGTATAACGAGCTGGTGACGATCCTGAACCGTGCGGGCTTCGGGATCCCGCTGGAACGATAAGGAGGCGGACATGGCAAAGAAGAAGCGGACAGGGCTGGATGCCCTGCAGGAATACGAAGCTGGCAGCGGATACGCTGCCAGCTCTGCGACGTCTTACGGGCAGACGCAGACACAGGGGAAAAGCACGTCGTTCAAGCGGAGCGGGCTTGACGCGCTGCGCGAGTATGAACAGTACAGAAATCCGGGTAGCGTGCAGGATACGACGTTCGATCCGAACTACAGAAGCAGAAATTATCAGACGCCGGGGCAGAACGCGGCGTTTGAGGCATATAGAAATGCGGTCAATGCAGCGCAGAAGACGAGGAACGGCACGCCTGTCTCCGGGAAGGTTTCGGAGCAGGAATACAGCCGGTCGTCCGGTATGCAGAAGCAGTACGGGACGTACCAGAATTATCTGCGCGGCGTGGAAGCGGCGCAGGGGCTGAAGCTTGGGACGCTGGCGCTGCAGGGGCAGAGCGCGCTGCTGGCCGGTCGGTTTGCGCCGGCCACACAGCAGGTGCGCGAGGATGTGGATGCGCAGAACCGGCGGGCAAGAGCGGCGCAGACCGCGCAGCGGGATCAGGTGCGCGGGATGCGGCGGACGTCGCAGGAGCTGGGCAAGCAGATCGAGGCGCTGGAGATCGAACAGGCGGACACGCATTTCTCCGGGACCGGGCTTTCGGAACATGGGAAGAGCGTGACACAGCTGCAGAACGAGATCGAGAACCTGCAGGCGCAGAAGACGGCGGTCGACAACCAGAGCGCACTGGCCCGCGCACAGGAGGCTATAAATGGCCTGAGCGAGGAAGAGCAGAACTTGCTGCGGCAGTACCGTGGACAGGAGCTGAACGGATATCAGGTGCGGGCGTATGCAAAGTACGACGCGAAGACGGCGCTCAACGAAAAGGGCTACAGCGACGACACGATCAAGAGACTGGCGGAATTCCAAAAGGTACTGGACGACTACGAGAATGCGCAGAAGCTCGATCAGGCGGCGCAGGAGATAGGAAGCGGATCCTTCGCGGGGAAGGCTGCCGCGACGCTGTTCTCTGCGGCGCTGGCGCCGGGGAAGGCACTGGGCAATCTGGAATCGCTGCGTGGCGTATTGCCGAAGTGGGCGGGCGGCTATCAGAACGAGGATATGCCGACGAACATCTACAGCCCGGCGTACAACGCGTCGCGCCTGTCCTCCGGCATTCGGCAGAGCGTGATGCAGAATATGAACCCGACGGGGCAGTTCCTCTATCAGGCGGGCACGTCGGCGCTGGACAGCGCGGTCAACATGGCGGTCTCGACGGGACTCGTCGGGACGGTCGGCGGCGCGGCGGGAGCGGGCGCGAAAGACGCGATCGCGGAGACAATGAACTGGGTCATGGGCTCGCAGGTCGCGGCGGATTCTGTGTATGAGGGGATCCAGAACGGCAAGTCCAACGCGGACGCACTGGTCGACGGTATCGTCGAGGGCGCGATCGAGGGCTTCACGGAAAAGTATTCTGTGGGCGATATCATCGAGAATATGCTGAGCGGGAAGGCCGTGTGGAAGAAGGCGCTGCGGTCGTTTGCGTCGGAAGGCGCGGAGGAGATCGCGTCCAACTGGCTCAACCGTGCGTATGATGTGGTGGAGAAGCATGACCGAGGTGAGGTCATGTCTGCCTACGCAGCGTATCTCGCAGACGGAAAGACGCCGGCGCAGGCGCTGGCAGCGATGGTCGGAGACTTCGCAAAGGAAGACAGCCTTTCGTTCCTCGCGGGTGGCCTGTCCGGCCTTGCGATGTCCGGGACGTATGCGGGCGTGAACCGCGTGATTTTAGAGGCAAACGTCACGCAGACGGCCAGAGCGGTCATCGAGGCGGGCGAAGTGCAGGACGTCATCGACTATGGCATGGCGCAGGAAGCGGGCACGAAGGCGCACCAGCTGGCCGAGGAACTGCAGCAGACCGTGGACGATGGCGGCGAGGTGACGCAGAAGGCCGTGGAGAACACGCTGCGTGAGGTGGCGAAGGAGCAGCAGGCGGCCGTGGACGAAGGGCAGGAACCGCGCGTGCCGGAGACGCTGACCAGGCTCGAGCAGCTGCAGGCACAGGCCCAGCAGGAACAGGCGCAGGCCGAGGCGGACGAGAAGACCTTCCAGATCTACAAGAGCGCTGCGGAGACGGCACAGGAAAACCAGAGGCTTGCACAGCAATATCAGCAGGAGCAGGAACAGAGCCGCGCACAACAGTCTGTACAGGCCGTTCAGCAGGCCCAGCAGGCGGCGCAGCGGCAGTACGACCAGGACAGCTTATTTGCGCCAATTCCGGGGACGGAGAACATGGGCGAGCTGGATCCAGTACAGTATGCCCAGCGGCAGACGGCGGACGCGGAGCAGGCGCTGGACGAAGCCGCGCTGCAGCAGGAGGAACAGTATCTGCAGACGCAGGCCCAGAGAGCGGGCTACGACGAGCAGACGGCGGCGTATTTCCTGAACGGGAACACGACGGGCATGCCGGCGGAGCAGTATGCGCAGAGCTTCGGGCAGGTCTATGAGCAGGGCAGACTCGGCGCGAGCGAGCAGCGGGCCATGCGCTATGCAGAGGGAATGAATCAGGACGTGGCGGCAGCCGCCTATCGAGCGGGCCTTGCCGCAGGGCAGAAAGGGGTAAACAATGGCAGTATCGAGGTTACTGATGAAGGACAAATCGGGCAGGCTGGTCAGCGTGCCGAAGGACAAACTGGAGGCGTTCGCCAAAGCACAGCGCAGCGGCAAAGAGCTGACGCCGGAAGAAAGAGAGCGCAGGGTGCAAGAGATCTCGCAAAAGCTTGGGATGAAGTAACGCTTTCGGAGCTTGGCTTCGGCGAAGGGAACGCGCAGACCGTGCGCGTCATGCCGCAGGGGCAGGAAGCAGGCAGCCAGGACATCAAGGACGCGGCAAAATTCTTCCGGTCGATGGGCGTGCAGAATGCGCGGTTCTTCACCGGGCAGCTGACGCAAGAGATCGACGGGCAGACGTTTTATGCGGATGCCGCCGTGACGGAGGACGGTTCCGTCCTTATCCGGGCGGACAGCGAGGAATACTCCGCCTTCGAACTGGCGAAGCACGAGGGGTATCACCTGCTGGTCAAGCGCTGGCCGGAGATGGCGGCGAAGATCCAGAAGCGGCTGTTGGCCGAGGGCAAGATCACAAAGGCAATGATCGAGAGCTACGTGGACGCATACGCCGGGATCTACGGCGACGACACGGACGCTTACGTCGAGGAGATCGTCGCGGACACCTACGCCGGCATGAACCGCACGGACTACGGCACAAACAAGCTGCGCGCGGACGTGAAAGTCGAGGTCGGCCAATGGCAGAAAAAATCCGGCAGCGCGAGAGCGCCACCGGCGGGGGATAAATTCAGCATTATTCGAGTTGAGGGGCAGAAACAGGACTATGGTCAAGGCGTTCTTTTGGATACAAATATTTTCGATGGGGTAAAAACGCGGGATTGGGGCAGCGTGCTCGGGAAATATGTTTATGAGAACATGGCCGGGGCGGAACTCACAATGTACGACGAAAACGGAGACGCGGAAACGGTATATCTTGCAAGGGAAAATGACCGAGTGCGCAAAGATGGGGCAAACCGCTCACATAAAGTGCTGGATAAGCTGGCTGGGTACAGAGGGGACAATGTACGCGCACAAGCCATTGTGCAGCTCTCGGAGGTGCTTGCAACGTCCAAACAGCAAGAGACGACGGACACGCATAGCCACCAGTGGATGGACGAAAACGGCTGGATCATTCGCACGGCCTACTTACAGAACAAGAACGGGGACATCTATGAAGCAACTTTGAATATTGCTGATGGAAGAGACCGTAAAATTCTGTACGAAGTAAACAAAGTACATCAAGTCGATAAAACAAAAATCCCCGGCGAGCATACCGCTACTGGCGAAAGCCAGCACTTCCGTTACCAGAAGACTGGAGCGGGTGGTACTCAAACCGAGGACGGAAGAACCGACGCCCCCCGGACTTTCACTGCCGGGGTTGACGGCAAAAACGCCGCCGACGCAGGTTCTTCTAAAAACAGTATATCCAAAACGGGAGAAACTGTCAAGGGGAAAATGTCCGCGCAGGAAGGCCGGTATCGGGATCTGATGGGGGAGAAGGCGGCGCAGTACACCAGGCGGGCGGAAAACTTCCTGCTGGCGAAGATCGCGGGGAGCTTCGGCGTTTCGCCGGAGGCGAAGCGGGAGACGCTGCAGCCGTTCACGGAACAGATCGTGCGGAAGTTTTTGCAGACCGGCGAGCTTGACAATAAGCTGGTGGGCGATTTGGTCGACGCGGCGGTGGAGGTCAGCATGGAGGAAAACCAGTCGTACTACGAGGAGTACAAGGGGATCCTCAAGTTCATCGAGAATCAGAAAATCTCCATCCCAGCGCAGGACAAAGAGGATATCCGATACTGGAATCAGTTCCGGCAGCAGGCGGCGAAGAGCATGCAAATCAGGGACGACGGGATGCCGGTGCGTGACGTTTACTGGACGCTCCACAAGAAGGCACCGCAGCTGTTCCCGGCGAGCAACAAAACGGCGGGCGCACAGATCATGCAGATCTACAAGGTCGCCGAAGGGATCAGGCAGACGCGCGAATGGATCGAGGGCTACAAGGGCGTGGACGCGGCAGAGGTCAGCAAGGTCAAGCAGAATGTGTTCGAGGCCAGAGCGACGAATGCGCGGCTGGACTGGGCGAAAAATGACGCGAGGAATGCGGTCAAGGAATTTGCCGCAGATCTGCGGGTCACGCAGCGGTATCTCGACCGGCAGAAGAAGGCGAAGGACCTGCTGGGGCTGGCGATCCCGCAGTCGGCAGAAGAAGCGTTGGAACTCAGCAAGGAGGTCAAGAAACTCCGTGGGCGTGTGCAGTATGTTATGAATAAGAACCTGCTGACGGCGGAAGACCAGAAGATCGTCGGCGCGCTGCTGCGCGGAGATATCAGCGAGGAAGCCGTGCGGAAGATGAAAAACAGCAAGGGCATTCTGGACGTCTATGAGGCGAAAGCGGCGTATGACGCGCGGATGCTGACGCTGCGGGCATGGCGCATGCAGAACAAGCAGCGGATGCTTGACGAGGTGGACGCGGATCTGGACGCGGCGAAGTTTGACCAGTGGGCCGACAAGGGGTCCGGCTGGGGCTACAACACGGAGACACCGGAACGAAACTTCGCGGACGTGATGCGGAAGATCCCGGGCGGCGACGTGCTGGCGAAGGAGTTCAATAACAAGTATATCTACAAGATCAAGCAGAACGAGAGTGCACGGAAGAACTTCATCCTTGAAATTCAGGAGCGGGTCAAGAAGCTGGATATCAGCGAGAAGGTCATGAGAGGGAACGCAGACTCCGAGGCTTACGCCGTGCAGCTGCTGGGCGAGGCACAGGAGAACGCGGAGATGCTGAAGGGGCAGGACGCGGAGGCGAAGAAGGACGGCAAGACCTATGAAGAATGGCTGGCTGTCATCCAGAAGCTGAAAGCGGATAACCCAAACATGGACTTTGCAAAGATCGACAAGGCGATCACGGAGTTCCATAAGATCTATGATGAGCTGCTCGACATGATAAACCAGGTGCGCGTGCAGTTCGGCTATGACCCGGTCTCCTACCGGCGCGGCTACTTCCCGCACTTCACGGAAAATGAGGAGAGCATCCTTGCGCGGTTTGGGCGGGAGCTGGGCTTCACCGGGACGGTCTCACCGCTGCCGACGACGATCAACGGACTGACGTCCAGATTCCGGCCGGGCATCCGGTATTTCAAGAATGCCAACGAACGGCTGGGCTACGCGACGGCGTACAATGCGATCAAGGGACTTGATCTGTATCTGGATACGGCAAGCGACGTGATCTTCCACACGGAGGATGTGCAGCGCATGCGGGCGCTGGAGACGCAGATCCGCTACCGCGCGAGCGACGAAGGCATCCGGCGGCAGATGGACGCGATCAAGGCAAATGACGCGCTTGACCCGGACCAGAAGCAGCAGCTGATCGATGAGCTTTCGAAGAATGGGCGGACGCGAATGTCGCACATGGCGGCTTGGCTGACGGAGTACACGAATGTACTGGCAGGAAAGCGAACCGGCGCGGACAGATGGCTTGAAGAGCATATCCCGCAGAAGATCTACAACTTCGTGCGGAAGTCCCAGCAGCGCGTGGGCGCGAACATGGTCGCGGCGAATATCGGCTCGGCGGTCACGAACTTCATTCCGCTGACGCAGGCGTGGGCACAGACGAGTACGGTCAATATGATGAAGGGCATGTGGTACACGCTGGCGAACTACGTGCAGGCGGACGGGCTGGACCAGCAGTCGGTCTTCATCAACAACCGGAGCGGGTATCACGGGCTTTCACAGTCGAGCATGGATAAGGCGTCCGAGATCGCGGGATGGGTGATGGAGCATATCGACGGATTTACGACGGGTTCCATTGTCCGGGCGCGGATGATCGAGAACATGCAGCGCGGCATGTCGCAGCAGAGCGCGCTGGAGGAAGCCGACCAGTTCGCGTCCGGCATCATGGCAGACCGCAGCAAGGGCGCGACGCCGCTCATGTACACGGTGCGCAGCCCTATCGTAAAGATGTTCACGCAGTTCCAGCTGGAGGTCAACAACGAATTGAGCTGGATCTTCAAAGACCTGATCCCGCAGGAGCGGAAGAAGGGTGTGGCAGCGCTGGCAAAAGCTATGCTCAAGTTCCTCATCGGCGCGTGGCTCTACAACGAAGTCGCGGAAGCGATCCTCGGCAGGAGACCGGCACTCGACCCGATTGATATGCTGAACGATACGGTCGGCGACGTGTCAGGGTACAAGGTGCCGAACACGTGGCAGGCGATGGCCGAGTACGGCGTGAACCCGAAGAACTGGGATTATACGACGGAGAAGAAGACGCCGGAGGAAGTATGGAAGGGCTTTGCGAGCCGCGTGGTCGACGAGCTGCCGAACACGCAGCTGCTGGCAATGTTCGGGCTGGACGAATGGATGGGGCTTGATCTGCAGGGCAACCGCATTGCGGTCATCTCGGCGTTCCCGGATATGGAGAAGGTCAACAAGGCGCTGCTGTCGAGCAAAGAGGACATGGCGACGAAGAAGAAAGCGCAGGTGCTGGTGGATGAGCTTTCGAAGCCGCTGTCGTATGCGGCGCTGCCGATGGGCGGCGGGCAGGTACGCAAGAGCCTGCAGGGTATCATGTCCGTGGTGAACGGCGGCAAATACAAGCTCAACAACGAGGGCGAGCAGCAGCTGCAGTATCCGACGTACACAGACCGGCCGGGCGATGTGCCGCTGAAGCTGGCACAGGGCGTGCTGTTCGGCAGAACGGCGACGCAGGAGGCGCAGGACTGGATCGAAAATGGATTCAAGTCTTTGTCCGTCAAGGAGACGAAAGCCTATCAGGCGATCACGGAGGGCGGCGAGGACCAGAGGAAAACCTACACGTTCGTGCAGGCAATCAAGAACGTCGAGAAGGAATACGACAAGAAGATGCTGCTCAAGAGCTACAGCATCAGCGATACGGCAAAGACGGCGTATTTCTATCAAGTGTTTGCCAACGAGGACCAGCAGAAGGAGATGGACAAGCTCGACGAGCAGGGCAAGATCGACTTCATGAAGAAGCACCTCGCGGAGGCCGAGGACAACCACAACCGGGACGAACTGCGCGACGCGGCGGTCGCCGGGACGGTCACGCAGGAGAAGGCCATCCAGCGGATGGTCGCCAACGACTGGGCCAAGGACGAGGATGACGCGTACTGGAAGTACCGCGAGTGGATCCGGAAGGCGGACGACAAGGACTACAAGATGTATGACGATTTCCTGAACGCGATCGAGGCTGGCGGCGACGTCAAGGAGGCGGCGAAGGAATACCTCGAGCACGGGAAGGAAGCAAAGGATCTCAGCAGACAGATCACGACGGCGTACAAGGAGCAGTACCTTGCCGCGACGCCGGAGGAGCGGAGAAAGCTCAAACAGAAGCTGCTTGAGATCTACGCGGCACTGGGGTTCAACCGGGCGGATAAGTCCAAGGATATTGACAAGTGGCTGAAAGAAAAATAACGAGCGGGCCGGGGCGAAAGCCCCGGCTTTGCTGCGCGTGGGGTGAATCCGGCGGCCGGGTCTGCTACACTGGATGAAAAGGAGGGATGCGGCATGGCGACGCCAATTCCGGGGGCTTACCCGAGCCCGAGGATCGACAAAGGGGTGCTGCGGTGGTACGAGGGGGACACGTTCTCGATCGTGCTGCGGTTCGACCTGAAGGACCAGGACGGCGAGACCGTCACGATCGGGACGACGGACAGCATGGCGGTCGTGTTTCTGGATGATACGCGGCAGACCGTCCACACGTTCAGCTTTGCGAAGGTGGAGAACGACCAGGTCACGCTGAACTTCGACGCGACGGTCACGGCAAAATTCCAGAAGGGGAAATACACCTACGATATCCGGTACACGCACGGCGACAAGACGACGCTGGCGAGCGGGAACCGGGCATTTGTGGAGTAAGGAGCAGGTATGAGGGTAGAGATTCCGAATCAGATCACGGTGACGATCGGCGGGCTGATCTCCCGCGGGGTAAAGGCCGTGGAGGTCACGGACGCGGGGCGACTCGTATTCACGCTGACGGACGGAAGCACTGCGGATCTCGGCTCTGTCATCGGTCCGCAGGGGCCGAAGGGCGAGAAGGGCGACACAGGCGCGAAGGGCGACACCGGCGCGACCGGACCGAAGGGAGACCCCGGCGAGCGGGGCCCGCAGGGCGAGACCGGCCCAAAGGGTGACCCCGGCGAAAAGGGCGACACCGGCGCGACCGGCGCGACCGGCCCGAAGGGAGACCCGGGCCAGACCGGCCCGCAGGGTAAGACCGGCCAGACCGGCCCGGAAGGTCCGCAGGGGCCGAAGGGGGAAACCGGCTCCGGATTTGTGGTCAAGGGCTACTATGGCTCGGCCTCTGCGCTGCAGTCGTCGGTGCA